CGACTTCGAGCGCAGCGCGCGCGTCGATGTCGCGTCGGATGACGTTGACGACTCCGGGATCCGACGTCCCCGGATCGAGCGTGAGTCCAGCGAGCGCGAAGACACGCGCGACGCGTGCGCCGTCGAGTTCCACCGGGAACGGCTCGTCTCCGACGACGCGACGCGCATAGTCCGCGAGGACGGAGACGGCGACGATCTGTCCGACTCCTGCGTCCGGCGTGTTCGTCCCTGCGTCGTCCCAGCCGATCGCGACGTCCGTGATCCGTCCGACGAATCGTGTGTGTGTCGTCGTGAGCGTCGTCGTGACGACGAGCCATGCGCCGATGTCGACTTCTGGCGGGAGCGGCGCGCCTGGTCCGACTGTGACGTCCAGTGTCGCGGACGACGGCTCCGGCTGCTCCGTCGTGTCGGAGCGTCCATGCTGGATCGTGATCTCGTCGATCAGACACGTCACGTCGATCCCGTCGCCGGACGGTGCGTCGCGGTTCGCGTAGACGGTCGCTTCGTGTGTGCCGATCACGTCACGAGTCCAATCCGGCGATTGTGTCCGGCGAGGATCCTGCGGATCTGTCGAGCTGTCCCTTCGGGATCGATCGCGCCTGTGACGTTGATCGTGATCCCGCCGCCGCTGCTCGACGTGCGCGACGGGATGCGCACACGGGGAGCTGCGAAGCTCGCGACAGTCGTCGACTCCTCGCCTCCCGGCAGACCGAGAGGACCGGGGAGATCGATCTTCGGAACGTGGATCCGCGACAGCGCGCCGATCAGATCTTCCACCTTGCCGATCAGCCAGCCGATCGACGTCGTGATGTTGTCGATCGCGGACTTGATCGCGCCGGGGACGGAGATCCCTGCGATCTTCCCGGCGAGATCTCCGACCTTCGACCAGGCGTTCTCGACGGCTGTCTTGATGTCCTCGAACGCTTGTCGGATCGCACCGGGCACGTTGATGTTGCCGATCCGCCCGATCAGGTTGCCGATCCAATTCCACGCCGCTTCGATCGCGTCCCTGATGTTCTCGAACGCCGTTTTGATGAAGCCGGGGACGCTGATCGCAAGGATCTTGTCGATCAGATCTCCGACCTTGTTCCATGCGCCCGCGACAGCAGCCTTGATCGTGTCGAACGCGTCGCGGATGAAGCCGGGGATGGAGATCTGTCCGATCTTGCTGATGAGATCTCCGACTGCGTCCGTCACGAACTCGACGGACTTCTTGACTGCGTTCCACACGCCGGTGACGACGTTGCGGAACGTCTCCGACTTCTTCCACAGGATGACGACGATCGCGATCACGGCTGCGACGGCTGCGACGACGAGCAGGATCGGCAGCAGCGCAGCGCCCCACGCGAGCAGCGTCGCGGATCCCGCGAGCGTCGTCACGGCTGTGTAGACAGTGACGGCGAGGTTCAAGATCAGGATCGCGCCCGCGACTGTCGCGATGACTCCTGCGATGACGAGGAACAGTGTCGTGTTCTCCCCGATCCACTTCGCGACGATGACGAGCACGTCCGCGAGCTTCGACAGGATCGGGAGCAGCGCGGAGCCTGCCTCCTCCTGCGCTTCGCCCATCGCGTTCTGAAAGATCTTCATCTGTCCCGCAGCCGTCTCCGTCTGCGCGGCCATGGATCCGCCAGTCGTCTCCGCCAGCTCAGCCATGATCTTGTTCATGTCGCCGGACTTGACTGTCGCGTCATCGAGCGACGGGACCAGCTTTTTGAGCGACGCTGCGGATCCGCCGTAGCCCTTCGACATCGCTTGCGTGACGGACTCGACGGACTTCCCTGTCGCAGCGGACACGTCGAGCGCGATCGACAGAGCTTTCTGCGACTCCGCTGCGTCGCCCGTCGCGCGGAGGAGGTTGCCCATCGCGGGACGCAGCTCGTCGTCAGCGACGCCCGTCGCGAGCGTCATCTTGCTGATGAAGTCTTCCATCTGCGCGACCTGCGACGCAGACGCTCCCGTCGTGTTCTCCATCGTCTTCGCGAGCACAGCCTGCGCGGACTCGTCTTCCGCTGCTGCCTTCGCAGCGGACACAGCAGCAGCTCCGACAGCGAGGAGCGCAGCAGCGGCGGGAGCTGCTGCCTTTTTGAGTCCGCTCCCGAACTTCGACGCCTGGGAGGCGGTGTCGTCGAGATCCTTCGCCGCGCCGGTGGAGTCCGTGACGATCTTGATCACTAGTTCCGCTGCGTTCGCCACTTCGTCACCTCCTGCTGGCTTTCTTGATCCGTGTCGCTTGCTTCTCTAGGACGTCGAGCGCTGTCGCGATGACTTCGTCCGGCTCGTCCCACCAATCGCGCGGAGCTGTCTGCGTCGCGATCGCGATCTCCACGATCAGGCGGGATCGACTCCCGCCTGCATAGGGCGTCCCGTGTCGTCCTCCGTCGTGTCGTCGTCGGAGACTGACTCCACTCCGATGACGTCCTGCTCCCATCGCTCGAACAGGTAGGACGACTCGATCGCGCCCGTCCGGCGAGCTGCCGCCCAGCCGATGAAGGTCATCCACACGAACGGCGCTTCGTCGAACTTCGGCCACTTGTGTTTGGCGCGCGTCCGCTCCCACAGCAGCATGTCGCGATTGTCCGTCTGGACTTCGAGATCGTCCTGTCCGTCGCGGATGATGCGCAGCCGGGGGCTGCTTAGTCTCGTGTCTCCCACGTCGTCACGCGCCTTTCACTTGATCGATCGCCTTGCGTACGTCGTCCTCGAACAGATCGACGATCTGCGTCGTCGACGCTTCGAGCGCGGGACGCATGTACGGATGCGCAGGCGTGTGCGTGGAGCCGTACTCCTGCACGCCCGGGTAGACGGGCAGCGACGACGCGATCAGTACGTCCGCGTCTTCGACTGTCGACGCGATCGAGCTGACGAGAGCGCCCGTGTCGCGCGGTGCACCCTTGCGGGCGCGCTCTTCGACGATCCGTCCCGCGTCGCGCTTCGCGTCGTCCAGCTCCGCGACGTCGTCCGCCGCATTGTGGAGCGTCGACGCGAGACGATCGCCTCCGTCGACGTCGACGCTCGCGCCGTTCGTCACTCCGCGTCCGCTCCGACCGACTCGCGCTCGTCGGATCCGACAGCAGCTCCGACGACGCCGCCGTACGTGTAGACGGGCGCTCCGACGATCGTGTACGTGAAGTCCGACGTCATCGTCTCGCCCATCGTGTCGCCGCCGAAGTCGAGCGGATCGATGATGAGTGATCCCGTCGCTGTCGTCCCCGCGTCCGTCGACGGCGTGTAGATGAAACTCTGCTCCGTCCCTGCTTCGTCCTGCGACAGCTTGAACAGTCCAGCGCTGTCCGCGATGTCCGTGTCCACGTTGCCGGACAGCTCGTACGTGTACGTCGGCGCGGGAACCTTGACGGTGCCGCAGAGCTTCGTCTGTGAGTCGCCTTGATCCTTGGAAGCTGCGATCACAGCGTTATTGACGAGACAGGAGACGTCGATCTCCGTGCCCGTCGCGCCAATCGACAGCTCGCCGGGACCGAGCATGAAGGTCTCGCCGGGGGTTGCAGTCATCGTCTGCCTCTCATCTTGTGACGACGCGGAACCGGAGACCGGGCATCGTCTGTCGATCGTTGAATGTGATCTGCACGGGCTCCGCGTACGTGATCGACGAGCAGACGCGCGCGAGCGCGTGAGCGACGACATCGCGCAGCGCGTCGCCTTCGTCGACAGTCGTCCCCGCGTAGTCGGCGGGCAGCGTCACGACGACGTCGTACGTGTCGTCTGCGAGCGAGCACAGCGCGCCGTCGTATGTGGACTGGATCCACTTCGGGAACGCAGCTCCCGCTGTCGCTTGATCCGGCGCGACGGGATACGCAGTCAGCCCGTCGACGCTGTCCAGAGCTGCGACGAGCTGCGCGCGCGCGGACGCTGGACGTGTCGCGGGATCCCGGACGGACGCGAGACTCATGCGAGCACCACACGTCGGAAGGCGCGTTCGTGCTCTTCGACGAGCGCGTCATAGAACGGGAGCCGTTCGGGGCCGTACTCGTTGGAGTCGAGTCCGACCATTCCTAGCGGGAGGTTCCGTGCAGCGACTTCCCGCTGTAGTCGTCGCAGCAGAGCTTGATCGAGCGCGTCCGGCGCAGGCTGGGGCGGCTCGGCATCCGCCCCAGCCCACGTGCAGCGCGCGCTCTGATCTGCTTGCTGTGCCGCGAGCATCCGCGCGAGATCTTCGTCTGAGAGCGCCGTTGCGGGGACTCTCAGATACGCGCGGGCGGTCGCGACGTCGATCACTTCACGGACTCCTGCTGCGCGGACGCGGCGACGGGAGCGGGGACAGTGAACTTCGTGAACGCAGCGGGCACGACGTTGAGGAACGCGCCGAACCCGGCATATCCGACGAGCTGTCCGAGCACGTCCGGCTCGCCCACCTGCATGAGTCCGTCGACGTCTTCGTACCACTCCGCATAGCGGCTCGGTCCTTGGATCATCGTCCCCGCAGGGAAGTTGCGATCGACGACGAGAGAGAAGCCCATTGGAGATCCGCCCAGCCCGGACGGGTTGATGCCCGGGAACATCTGTCCGCCGTTCGGAGTCGTCAGTCCTCCGAGCCGACCCCACACGTCAGGCGAAACCCAGAGCGTGTCCGGCAGCGCGTTCGACGACGACAGCGTGTTCTCGGCTCCGCCGTAGATCCCTTCGAGGATCCCGTCCGCGTCCCATGTTCCGATCGGCAGCACGTTCGTCACGGACGCGGAGAAGTCCTCGCACGCTTCGTTGTCTGTCGCGTTCGCGTACACGTTCGCGAAGTCCTCGAACACGATCTGCAAGATGCCGGGACTCGTCCACTTGATGTCCTGTCGGCTGATGTTCAGATGTCCGGCGAACGTGTCCGCGACGACGGGCAGCTTGCCGATGACCATCTTCTGCGACGCCGTCAGATCCTTCTCTGCGGCCTGCTTGTCGACAGCGACATGCTGTGTGATCACAGGTCGGTCGAACGATCCGGCGGGCAGCTACTTCCGCGTGATCGAGTTGATGAAGGGACGCGCCGCGTCGATGT